GGTAGTAGCCACTGGATTGATGTTTTCCTACCTGTATATATTTGACCCCTATGTGGGTTTTGTAGAACAGCGACTAAACTTTAAGCCATTCAACTGCGTATTATGCGCTACGTTCTGGTTCTCAGTTCCATTCTATTTTATAATTGGAATTGATATTGTTTACGCACTTTTCTCGCCACTTATAGCAGAATTTGTGTATCGTAAATTGGTAAATTAATACTATGGAAAAGATTATTTGGACGGCGAGTTGCACTTGCCACGGAGCTTCTTGTTCCTGTAATTATTTGTATAACGATAAAGAAAAACAAAATGCCGATACCGAAACCACTTGAAACGGAAAACAAAAAACAATATGCTGAACGCTGTATGGGCGATGAGGTAATGGTTCAAGACTATCCCACCACAGCACAGCGATATGCGGTCTGTATGATAGAATGGAAGGAAAGCATTAAGGGTAAATAGAAAAGGGGGCGTAAGCCCCCTTCTCATTCACACAAAAAACTAAAACTACTTAGTCAACTTAACTAACCAAATAACTACTAGTCCTGTAAAGATAATCAAAAAAAGCATAGATAACGACTTTACGCTTTCTGCAAATCGATTTTCTTTTACTACCTGAGTCTTGGTAACAACCTTTACCGTTGTAAGCCTGATGGTGTCTGATGGACAGACAACCTTTACCTTGACAAACTTATCAATATATTCAATCTTTAGACTGACTTTTTCTTGATATATTGTTGTGTCTTTGTACAGGAGCAGCGTGTCCGTTAGGAGTCGCTCTTTGGTTACAATTACCGTGTCCCGAACAGTTACACTCTCTAGGATAGGTTGAGCAGTACGGCATCCACTAACTGCCGCAAGAATCGCAGCCGTCAGGATTATCGATGCTACAGATAGGTTGTGGTTTTTCTTCAAGTTCATTTAGCCAGTTATCAAAGTTATTGTCGCTCATAAAGGTACATATTTAGTTTTACCGTTTGACTTTATTGCTTTAAGTTTTTGGTTGCGGTTGCGACCTTCCCTGTAGCTAACGTGAACCCACTGAGGGTTGCCATTTGCATCAGGAAACTCAGAGATTATCTGGTCGAACTCTANGTTCGCAATAATCCATTCTAAGAGCTTTTTCTGGCCTCCTGACATCATAAGGTCAGCCGCTTCTCCNTTTGTATGTTGGCTGCTTGATGCCCCACCCACCTTAGAATTGACGGCAGGCGCTCTGAAGGCGCTGGTAACTTTAATCGGACCAAGGGCATCCCTAGCTGGCTGTAGTACGTTAATTGCCAGCTGGCGTAGGTTTTCTATCTGCTCTTTGTTTGGAGTGTTGTCCAAACCAGTAGAGGTTTTACTAAGCTCTTCAAGGCTAAAGTTTTCTGATAGTTTCATAGTATATATAATTTACAATTTGTTACGTTTATTCTATCAAAAACAAGTCAGTTTACACTTTATGCTCATTTGACTTTACACTTTGCACAATTTATGCTCATTTGACTTAGCAATTTGCATCTTTTGCATATTGGTAATGTGCCTTTAATTGCACAATTTGTAGTCATAATGTACATTAAAACGTACATTAACAGGTAAAGTGCCACTTAATGCACATTAAAGGGTTCACTATTCGTAACAAAAAACATAGCAGATTTGTTACGAGCGACCCTGTGATTTGTACGGTTTAGCGTAGTTTTTACTGGCCTTATTAGCAGATGCACTCTTAGAGTGCTTTCCGCGTTTTTTGCTTTTGCTTATGTGCCTACTTACCGTCTGGCTTTTTAGTTTCGCTGACATCGTCTTTTAGAAATAACATAGAAAATCCACCAACCATAAACAAAGACAGCTCTGTAAGCGTAGCTTTCTCTAGGAAAACTAACACAAAACAAAGCGCTATTACAATTAGACCAAGTATTGTGGTCTTTGGACTCTCGAAGATTCGCTTAATCACTTACCAATCTTTATATCCCTGTGCCACCGCCATAGGGTGTATGCTAAGGATAAAACTAGGACAACCAACCCAAGAATGGATTGTAGCTGGGTGAGCAATACTCCACCTGCCGTAAGGCTCCAAGTGGTGGCAATGGCTTCTGTGGAATCGGGCTTCACAATGGGTTAGTGTTTAAGTAATTTACAAAAAAAGAAAGCCCCGAGGGGCTTTCAAAAGAGTAGAAGGAAGGTGGGAGAAACTACTCAGTAATCTGTTCAGACACAGTAAATTCGCCAGTTTCAAGGCTCAATGTTCCGTGCCCATATTCTTCAGCAAGCTCATTCATAAGGTCCTGAATCTCGACATTTGAGTTTTTAAGTTCCTCAACTAATTGAGCTTGACGAGTCTTAAGCTCTTGTTCTGAAACATAAAAAGCCCCAAGGTCCATTTGGATTTGTTGCTGTTTGCCTCGCAGTTCGCGAGCCTTGCTTAGTTTTTCTTCTGAAATTTGAATCATAATAAGTTACATTAATGTGACGCTAATATACGAATATATTAGCAATCTACCGCATCTTCAAATCCTGGTTGTGCCTTTAGATAATCGTAAGCCTGAACGATGATATCAGAAGCTTCAGCGCTAACAATAGCCTCAAAGTTTAGGTAGCTACGATAAATAGGTTCAGAGTGGTTTTCACGAGTCTCCTCGGTAGCGTATGTAGCTATCTCGATATTGCAGAAGTTCTTTTTTATCCAAGACTCTACGGGAGGTGCAGCTATCGCTGGAGTAGATACTCCGTTTTTATCTACATTAGCGGAAGGTTCCGCATAAATAAATGTTTTATGGTCGGTAGATTCGTATGTTAGACGAGTGATTTTGTGATATGCCTCGGAGAAAGTCATCCCGAATTTATCTACAGTTGCGATTACAGCCATTTTGATTATCAATTAGTTATACAAATATACAAAAAGATTAGCAACCACGAACGGAGTTTACAGCCCCAGTAGTTCTAATCTCATAAACTGAAGAGCCAGATTTGAAAAACAGGTCACCTCCATTGAACGGATTAGATAGTGTATTGTCTGTATATAGGGTTACGTTCACTGCCAGCGAAGTACTTGATGAGTACAGTGTGATGGGGTCGAATGCCTCACTACAGGCTTGGTTCCAGTCAGCGTACCCATTGCCTCCATCACCGGCTAAGAATGTGTATTCAGTAGAGGCTGAGAACCCATAGAACTCACTCATAGCATCGGGGGTGGACTTGTTAGCCAATGCCGATAGAGCTCTCAACGAACTGTTCGCCTGCGCCTGCGATAGCTCTGTCCTGATGTTGTCTATGCTTATAGCTCCACTACTTTGTAAGGCCATTACCCAATCTTCTTTTCAAGTTCCTCAACGCGAGCTGCGAGCTCCTTGTTGGCCTCAATCAGGAGACCGATTAGCTTCTCGTAACGCACGGCTAGGTAGCCTGTATCGTTAGTCCTAACGGCGGTGGGCATAACGGCTAACACCTGCTGTGCTATGATACCCGTATCACGTCCTTCGTGTCCGTGTGCTTCCTTATGTTCTGGCTTCCAGTCAAACTCCACTCCGGTTAGTGACTTCACTTTGTCAAGTGCGTTCTCAATGGGTGTTATGTTATCCTTAAGACGTTCGTCAGAGGATGAGAATGCCACGATGTCGTTGGAGGCGTCAATACGTCCAGCGGTTGCTGATGGCGCTATGTTGACACCGAGTGCCACCGCGTTTACCAATACATTCTTGTTGAGGTTTATCTGGTCAACTGCACCTGCGGCTATTACTAGCTGGTTGGATGAGTTGGTAAACATCGCACTTACGGATGCCCCGCTAGTATTGTGAATACGGTATCCCTTGGTGTTATCTGAGTGGCTATTCACTAGAAATAGCGGAGAGGTGGTAGAGTTATGAGTTACATCGCTTGTAGTAGACAATCTCTGATTTTCCTTTTCCTGAGCCCAAGTTGTGAAGTTTCCAGAATGAACAAACTCTCTCCAAGCACTCCAAATTGAATCTTGCCTTCTCCTAAACCAAGCTTGGTCACTTGCGTAATTAAAAGCTAATTGAGTTCTTCGTGCAAAGTTTTCTCCAACATTTATTGTTCTAATATTTGGTGATGCTAATGGAGGGGTTCCACTGGGTACTGGGTCAAAGGTTTTAAATGATTGACCCCAATCGGCGTCAATGTCACCAGCACTAGTTCCATTAGCAATAACGTATGAACCAGCACCCTTGCGCTTGAGCTCCAATCTCTGCAAGAGTCCAACTGACGTTAGCACTACCATTAAAAGTTTTACCTGTAGAACCGATTGTAAGAGTACGGGCAGTAGTTAACGTAGCAGCACTTCCAGTAGTATTTTGATTACCTATTGTATTTACACCAGCAAGGTCAATATTAGCTGAACCGTTAAAGCTTACACCACCTATAGTTCTTGCTGTCTGTAATGTTGTAGCTGTTGTTGCATTGCCACTTAAGGCACCTGTAAATGTAACCGCCGATACAGTAGTTGGAAAAGTTACACCTTGAAGATAATTATAAGTATAAATTTGTCCAGACGCAGCCAAAGTACTTGGTGTTTGCCATCCAACTCCACCAAAACCTAACAGTTTAATAATTTGCAAACCTGAATATGCTGTACTAAATCCAGTTTGTCCAAATGTAAATCTTACCTGTCCAAATTGAGAAGCTGGAGTGTTACCAAAAGTTGTTAATCCAGAAGTGTTAATAACATTATATCCACTCCAACCAGAAATTGGCGTTTGATTTGAAAATACAGTCCAAGTATCAATAGAATTTAAAAAATTATTTTGAGTTCTTGCGTCAATAGTACAATAAGTTCCCGATGACCCATTGGTAGATACAAGTATTATAAATTTATTTAAAACAGTATATATTTGCCCCGAAGTGTTTATAGTAACTCTAACAAGATAGTTAGTATAATCAGTTCCTAATGCATAACCACCGCCGCCTACCTGTATTGATGAATTATTACCGCTTATTAGATTTACTTTAGTTGCATCGGAAGCACCGTAATTAATCCAAGTAGCTCCAGCATCTCTTGAATACTCAATTGTTATTGCAGAAGCAGCAGTAAAAGCTAATCTATTGGCACCTAAATCAGGCATTAATGCCGCATCAATAGGGCCATAATTACTCGACAAACTTCTACCTCCCCAAGATAAATAAGCTTCAGATACTCCAGTTATTGGAATAGTGATATTTGCGCTTCCATTAAAATTAGTAGCTGTGCTTGTAACAGCAGTACCTAAAGATATTGACCTTGTTGTTTGAAGAGTTGTAGCTGTAGCTGCATTACCAGTAGTGCTGTCAGATACTCGAGAGGAGTCAACCCTTACCCCATAAGTTTGAGTTCCATTCCACCCCATAAGAGTTGGATATGTGGCAGCCCAGGCAACAGTTGAATTCGCATTACTTACGGCGCTACCGCTTGGTGATGTGCTATTTGATGCGTCAAAAATTGTATGTTGGTTGCCATAGTTCTTCCACATTAATTGACCAGATACCGCTCCATCGGTTACCCCTTTATAATCGACTCTGGTCGTTGAAAATGTAGTTGCAGTAGATGCGTTACCAGTTGTGCTTTGATTGCCTGCGGCATTTACACCGGGTAGGTTAATATTTGCACTTCCGTTAAATGAAACGCCGCCGATTGTCCTTGCTGTTTGTAGTGTTGTTGCGGTTGTTGCGTTTCCAGATAAAGGTGCGGTTATTGTGCCAGATACAGTGAGATTTCCTGAAGCATCTAAACTCATTACCTGAGTAGATGCCGTTTGAGAAGTTGTTTTGTACCACTTATGTGTTCCCCCTGAATAGTAAGCTACAGTATCATCGTGAATCCCAAATCCACCTACCCAAGCGGTAGCATTATCGTGCATAACAATCTTGTTGGGGCCGCGATTAATGTCACTATGTGAGTTGTCAAATTTTAACTGAGCAAAACTACCAAAGGCCTGAGTCAATGCCCCAGAAGCAGCGGTTCCGATGACTAAATCTGAAGTAATAGTTCCACCCGAAGTAGTTAATATACCGTGAGTAGACAGGTTGCCTGTATGAATTGCGGCGTTTCCGCCAATAGTGGTTCCGGTTAATAAAACAGCCATATTACTTGTTTTCTAATTTGTTTACTCGTTCTGTTAATTCTTGCACTGCCTTAAGTAAAATCACACTTAGTCGTTGGTATTGGATTCCCTCCGGCTCACCATCATTATTGTAGGTCACTACCTCTGGAAACAAAGTAGCAACTTGTTCTGCAATTAAGCCAATCTCTTTAACTTCTACACCAACCTTATTGTAGTTAACTGGCTCTAATTGGTTTACTTTTTCGAGCGAAGGCTCTAGTGGTGTAATATTTTCCTTAAACTTAATAGAGGAAGATTCTGTAAAAGTACCTTGAACTATTACATTACCAACAAATGTTACATCACTTGAATCTACTTGTATTGGTCCCGTTTCAGTTAACAACCAGTATCCTGCCTCTGCGTGATTACCCCAGCCGAATGCAGTATTCCAGTTGGTAGAGGTGCCACCTGTAGCAGAAACAACACCACCAACTGCAAATAAGCTTGGGGAAACGGTAACCCTAAGGTCATAGTCAGAACTTCCACCACTATCAGCAGTATGAAAGTCCATATACTTACCCATTTCCATAACGCCATCTGTGCCAACGGAAACAAAACCACCATTCCACCAATCTCCGTTTACTGGAGTTGGTATTGATGTTAGGTATCCCTGTGCTTTTACAAAGGCAGTAGTAGCAATCTGAGTTGTATTTGTAACGGTAGCTGCTGTAGGTGCTGTAGGAGTACCGGTAAGAGCAGGTGATGCCAATGGTGCTTTGGCTCCAAGAGCTGTAGTAATAGTGGTAGCAAAGTTGGGGTCATCACCAAGTGCAGCAGCAAGCTCGTTAAGTGTATCAAGAGTAGCTGGAGCAGCATCTACAAGATTAGAAACAGCAGTCTGTACAAAAGCAGTAGTAGCTATTTGTGTTGTGTTTGTACCAGCGGCTGCAGTTGGAGTAGTAGGCGTACCGGTAAGTGCTGGCGAAGCAAGTGGAGCCTTGGCATCTAAAGCCGTCTGAAGACCCGTTACGTTTGCAATCGTGTGTGTGTGCGCTGCCGCCGCAGCATAAGTTGTAAAGTTATTAGAGTGAAGAAGTGTACCGTTTATGTGTCCTTGGTTAGCTACGGTCATTACAACATAACCCCAAGAAGTCCAGGTGGTATTATCAGTTTTATTTCTAATCCTCCATCCCCTTGAAGCTACACTATAATCAAATTCCTGCTGAATTGTTCCTGCCGAACCGCTGGCATTCCAAGACAATAAATGTTTTGAAAAACCAGTGTAGGTTATACTTCTAACTCCATTATCAGTATATGTATCTATATTTGCCTCAGTGCCAGCACTTAATAAACGTAAAAATCCAGTAGAATCTTGTCCATCAAGAAGCTCAGAGTCTGCGGCTTTTGAGTTTAATCCAAGATAAAGACCAGCGTGATTACCCCAACCAAATGCGGTGTTCCAGTTGGTAGATGTTCCTCCAGTTGCAGTAATTACACCGTTAACATCAAGGGTTGTTGCGGGAACCGTAGTACCAATGCCGACGTTGCCTGCGGCGGTGATGCGCATACGTTCGGAGCCATTTGTTCCAATGGCTAGTGGAGTGTTTGATTCAGTTCTAAATACGCCAGTTGTTCCGTCGTGGTTTATTATGATTTCGTTGTTTCCGCCTCGATTCATTCTAAATCTTGGCTCTCCTGAATCTATCGTCAACAAAGCACTCGGACTAGTCGTCCCGATGCCGACGTTGCCGTTGTTGTAAACACGAAGCCCCTCAGCAAAAGTTGTTAGTCCACTCTTGTAGTTAAGAGCTATATAAGAAGTATCAGTTGTGGTTTCTACCAAGTCGGTAGATATGAATGCAAGAACTCCATATTGCTTTCCGAGCGCAAGCTTCGTTGGTACGCTGCTATTCCAATCTGCTCTTGAAACAATAGCCGAATATGTATCTGACTTGTATACGTGAAGAGGAGCTCCAGGACTCGTCGTCCCAATGCCGACGTTAGTACCATTGTCAAAAATCTGACTGTTTCCAATGGCGCTTGCGCTTGTGAACTTAGGGATGTAGTTAGTAGTGCCCGTTCCCGTAACCGGATTGGTAAGTACTGCCTGTGCTCCTATTTCCGCAAGAGTCCAAGCTACGTTTGCACTACCGTTGAAGCTCTTGCCCGTTGCGCCTATAGTTATTGTTCTAGCTGTAGCGAGAATGGTTGCTGTGGCTGCATTACCAGTAATGCTGCTATCGGTAAATGCCACATCCTTAAATGATGAATACGCCGTAGCTGAACCCCAAGCCTGTTGCCAGATACGCATACCAATCGCATCCTTACGAAACATAACAANATTGTCGTTGCCACCACTAGCGTCAGTATAAGAACGAAGGTGTAAAAAGTCAGCGTATGGAGCAGCATTGTTGTTTGTCCAGGAAGTGAAGCCAAACTTTAAACGACCAGCCGTAAGCTCGCTTGGCGATATAGTCCTATTGTCTTCAGGTAAAAGCGTACCAGCGTATCCAGATATATTCGTAACACTCGTTAAGTATCCTTGGGCCTTCACATATGCTGTGGTGGCTATTTGGGTGGTATTGGTAGAAGTTGCCGCAGTTGGCGCAGTAGGAGTCCCTGTCAGTGCTGGTGAGTCCAACGGGGCCTTTAGGTCCAGAGCAGTTTGAAGACCAGTTACGTTGGCAATAGTATGCGTATGAGCTGGCAAAGTAGACAAGTAGTCCGTGCCTGCTACAGCGGCTACTATTACACCGTTTGCATCTGTCTTAAGCAGAGAGGACGTTACGGTTAAATCTACTTGATTTAAAAACTTAATTGCCATTACTCTTTATTTTAAGCAAATCTATTAAAAATAAAGGGACGTCCTTCGACAATCCCCTTAATAAAAACCATCTATCGTAAAATTAATACTATCATTAAATGACAGCATAAATTAAAATGGTGTATGCGTTCAATGCTGGTGGCGAAGTAAAGCTTACCGTTACAGTGTTAACGTCAGTTCTAGCCACATCCGCAAAAACAGTTTCGTAAGTAGCGCTATCAAATAGTTGAACAATTACCCTGCGTGAACCAAGGTTGTGAGTAACGGTAATATCAACTGCCGCGCCATCTCCAATTAGTCCAACAAACTGTCTAGAACTAAAAGCCGTAGCAATAGAAGAGTCAACACCAATCTCACTTAGTGACCAGCTTACGTTGGCACTTCCGTTAAAAGTCTTCCCGGTAGAGCCAATTGTTAAGGTCCTTGCTGTGGCAAGAGTAACAGCAGTATTTGCTGCAATCTCCGCGGTTGACCAAGTTACATCAGCACTTCCGTTTACCGACTTGGATGTCCCACCAATGCTTATATTTCTAGTAGTTCCCCAGTTAGCTGTGGTGATGTTTGCGGAGCCGTCAAAGTTTGTTCCGTTAATTGAACGAGCGGTAGTAAGCGTTGCCGCGGAACCTGAAACACTAATTGCCCAAGTGCCATTCTCGTATACAACGGAATACCAAGGCATAGCGGTTGTTCCGAGAGTATCAGTTGTCTTAAGAACGTTAGTAAAATGCCTACCACCATTTACAGTTCCAGAATCAACAGCAACCAGCGCTCCTGCAATTTCACCAATAGCGTCAGCATCAAGAACCCGTGTCCAAGCACCAGCGGCGACCTCATAAATGCCATTTGTGGAAGCAGTGGTCTGGTTTTTTACAAGAACCCTGTCCCCAGCAACAAGTACAATTCCGTCAACCGTCTGAGCAGCACTGAGTGTAATGTTTGCAGTAGTTGCAACCCTAACAGACTTCTTAAAAGAAGAAGTTGGGAAAAGTGTTAAATCAAGGGCTGTCAACCCAACAGTGGGTGACCATCCCTCGCCAGCAGTGCCAGTTACAGCAATACCCTGACCAGCTGTTAATCCAGCGACATAGTTACCAGTAGTATCGGTTCCAAGGGCAACTGAGTTAGCTGCAACCGTAGCAGTAAGAGTTACGTTAGCAGAACCATCAATGCTTACGCTACCAGTAAGGTCTCCGGCAAGTGTAATAGTTCTAGCGGTTAACCACTTAGTTGTGGTCCCAGAATTTCCAGCAAGGTCAGCTTGCCAAGAAAGTGAACCAGCGGTTGCTCCAGCAGTTAATACCCTACCGGAGTTTGTGGTGCTAGTAGCAGGAACGTGAAGGTTTCCATCTCCAGTTGGGTGAGTGTAGAAGTTGTACTCTGTTGAGATTGGTACGTTGTAGAACGTAGTACCATCGTTAGTAAATGTCCAACGGTCATTAGTTTCGTTCCAAAGAACAGATACATTTGCTAAGGTTCCACGCTCTACCTCAACACCTGCGTTTTCTGTTGGCGTAGCGGGTGAATTGTTATTAAGAATAATAACATTGTCATCAATTGTAAGAGTTTCTGTATTTACAGTTGTGGTTGTTCCCGTAATGGTTACATTACCAGCAATGGTTACCGTAGTTCCATCGTCTGTAATAAGCGAGTTTACAAGCTGACCATTTCCAGCATCCCACTTGAGGACCCGGTTCGAGGTAAGTGAAGCATTGTTTTTTAGCGATAAGGTTGGAGAGCCACTTGTCCCACCGCCTGAAATACCTACACCAGCAATTACTTCTTCGATATCACCACTGATGCTTTTCCAAGTTGGTGTTCCACCGCCAACCGTACAAACGTAGATAGAGCCACCATTATAATAAATCTGTCCAATTACTGGACTTGTGGGTGCGGTAGCTAACGGTTGAATAACTGCGTTTTGCAGTTCATTCTTATTGAGGTTAACGTGGTGTAAAAAATTGACTGCCATAATTAATTAAGATATGCTTTTCCTGAAAAGGGTTCTGTAAAATATACAATTAACTGGTTCAAAGATACATAATAAACCTGACCAATTACTTCGGTTCCTGCGCTATCCACAACTGAAATTGATGGATTTTTTCCTAAGTTGTGAGTTATTGTCCACTGCGCTGAGGCTGAATTTTGATTATAAGTGTAGTGTTTATCTGTTGATTGAGTTTCCTTTGCTTTCCAAATTATTTTTTCTGTAACTTCATCTAGCTCCGCGGTAAGCACATAACCATCTACTGCTGATTGGACATCAACATCGTGCAGCTCATTAAGCTCAAATCCATTTTGTATGCTAATAAAAATCTCTCCGTTGTTGGCGTTTGAGCGAGTAACTACACCGATGTAAACAAGATGTGCCGGAGTAACGGGCTTATTAATTAATCCAAAGATTAATGCTCCGTTTACACCTAACCAAACAGCATCACCAGCGGTAGCTGTAGATGTATTTAATCCATCAAGAAGTCCCTCTGTTACGACAAAAAACTTACCATTTACGGCAGCAGAAGCGGCGGCAAGACCTATTGTTTTAGATGATGTGGCCTCGCTTACATTAGAAGCAAGACCCACAATCATATTAGTGCCATCGGCACCAGTAACGTATAAAGCCTGTCCTTTTGTAATAGCAACACCAGCTTTTACTTCGTGCTGTACTTTAGAAACATAGGCGGCGCTATCAATTGGAGAATTTACCCACTCAGTACCATCAAACGTCAAAACGTCTCCTGTCGCAGGACTAACGAGGTTTACATCACCGATGTTGTCAATGTACTCTATTTGAGTATCAACGTAATACTCTGTTGCAAAAGAACCATCAGTCAGTGCAACATTAAACTCAGCAAGGGTTCCTGTTAAGGTATTTCCATTAACGCTTATTGCAAACCTTGTTCCTCCAACTGTAGTTACCGTACCAGTATAATAACCAATGCCGGGGTTTGATACAGATATAGCAAGTTGTCCATCAATGTTTATTGTGCCACCTTTATTTATACCATCTTGATATATTGGTATGTTGGACTGCCCAGCAAAACCAGAAATATCGTCTATTGGGGATATCTGATATATTCCAGTGCCTAGTGCAATAGTTTTATTTAGAAGGGTATCTACGCTATTAGCGGTAATGTATGCACTTGTGTCTATTGTTCCATCGGCCTTTAAGAATCCAGAAGCTGTGCCCCCAACAACTTTATATCCCGTGCTTGAAATTGCATAACCATCTGCGTTTATAACGAATTTGTTATCTCCAAGCCAAGAGACATACAGCAAGTTTGGATTAGGGTCACCTTGGTCAACCTGCTCTTGACTGTTAATTGTAAGAACACCCTCCCGCTGAATTAGTGGTGTGGTAACAACTCCCGAGGTAACAGTCCCAGATGTAGAAAGGTTACCTACCGTTATAGAGTTAGTGGTTGTGCTACCAACGTCCGTAACAGCATCAAGGCTTGGGGTGGCAAAAGTGGCTTCATCGTCAGCATACCAAAGATTGGTTGTGTCGTTATACCTAAGAATTTGGCCGTTGTCCGGATTAGAGACACTAACGTCAGAGAGGTCATTTAACGAGCCATAATCCGTAAGAAAGTTAGGGGCCCAGTTTACCCACGAAGTGCCGTTAAAACGCAGTAATTGCCCCTCTGTGGCAGTGCTAATGATTACATCGCTTAGGTCGTCAAGTATATCTACGTTACTATTGCCAGTACCAACGGTAATCCAGCTTACCCCACTTCCCGTAGAGGAGAGTACCTTACCAGCTGTTCCAGTTGAACCGGAGTTATCACTGACAGTTCCGAGAAGACCTACTTGTGTGACAAAGAATTTTTTGCCTTCTATACGTTGATTTCCGAGAGTTCGGACAAACGTAAATAAATTCTCTATCATAGACTCTATGCGTTAGTATCGCAATCGCCTTCAATAGGGTATACTGGATAGTACACCGAAGACTGCTGCGAATCCTCCTCGTTGAACAAATCGTTGGTACTGGCCTGAGCAGACGCTAAAAGCGTTACATCACCCTTGATATAATTTACAATACGTTGATTTATATAACTAATCTTGGAGTCCAGCCCACTTGAGATTCCATCAAGGGCATATTGGTCTAAATTCTTTTCTTCTGCTTTTGTGCTTCCTATTGCTGTGCGAATAGTAGCTATTGCACTACGGACCACATAAAGGGCAAGGCAATACTTTACCAACTTAAATAAGCCAGCCTCTGTTGCGGTCAAATCCTCATCAAAAACCTTTTGCTCAAGCTCCTCGTATAGGTCTGTGCCCAACAAGTCTTGGATAGATGTAACCTGCTCCAACATAATAAGAGACAGCAAGGAAGAACGGTCTAACTTCTTGGGAAGAGGATAGTTTTGATAGACGTAGTTGTCGTCAATAAAGATAACTTTTACAATGCTCATTGCTCAGAAGGAATGTCGTTAATGTTTGCTCCCTTAATCGATTCAAGGTTTATCTGCTCTTCGATAATCGACAAGTTAATCTTGTCATAACCGACAGTGTTAAGAACTCTATTCATAGAGTCCATAATGTTTGCCCGGTTAGGTAGTGTCTCCGTAGCTCGGAAAATTTGATATGCGCTAACGAGTTCGTTACCAGTACCACCGAGCTTACCAGCAACCATAACACCAAATAGAGTTGGTGAGGTTACATTGTGAGCAGTAAGAATCTTAGCATCGTTAAGACGGCTAAGAATATCAATGGTCTTATCTAAGTTGCTTACGTCAAGAGGAGTAAATATCGGAGCGTCTTCTTTGCTTTTTACCCAAGAGGCAATAACGGTCTCTGATTCAGAACCTACAAATGATGCCTTGAACTTATCAAACTCTAGTCTCTTTTGGTCATTAGACATATTACGTCCAACGAACGTTGCGAGAACTTTTGGAGTAAATCCGTTGGCAGCGGAGTTGCGTATGTGCTTACCAAATTCGTAGTCCGCACTGATAAAATGGAACGCCGAAATGTAGTTCGGAACACCGTAATAGTGATTGTTGCTGTATGGATTTTTGACATAAAGGACCTGCTCGTTTTCCTTTCCAAACTTATCAAAGGCAGCAATCTTTTTTGGTTGGTTGTGTTGCATAGACACATCTCCCTTACCAAACTTACGTCTTAAGATGTAGTGAGTTATACGACCATTTTCGTCTGGCTCTGCAATGCGAATACCCTTAATGTCAAGAGACTTGAACTCAATTAACTTGTTGTGTTCCTTGTTCCATTTAATATAAAACGCAAAAGCACCATTAAGCTCCTGCTGAAACGCCGCGTGTACTATCTGCTCGTACAGACCTTGAGACTTACCAGCGCAGTTAGCGAGGAAAGCCTTTATCTCTGCCCTTTTGATAGGAGCTTTAAATGCTTCATCTACAGAGCTATCTAGGCCGTTTCCAGCAACCATCTTTGCCTTCTTGGTAACAATACCAGCGTGAACTGGTGATTGGTTGTACATACGCTGCAACAGGATGGGAAAGTCATCACCGTAACCAAACTTGATGTAGTCTCCCGCGATTGTATTGCCTACCGCATAGCGATTGTCTAGGCTTTCAATTGACTTTTCGAGTGGGTTTGTGGCAATGTTGCTATCCTTCGCAACAACAAAAGTGTTCGAAGCAAAAAAATCAACAACCTTAGTGAAAACGCTCATTTTAATATAATTTACAAGTTACTTATCTTAACTGTACTGGTAAATAGGTCATCATTACTATCAGAGTTCTCAAAAGTGTAGTCTTCTACTAAACAAATGTAATTTCCGTATGTTCGGATATTGTCATAAATTTCGAGCTTATACTCCCCACCTGCAATTTCCTGTGGTGAGATATCAAGGTCAATACCAATAAAGTCTTTAGCTACATCAAAATCATACTTGTCGTACAGGTTATCAAAGACATATTCCTGCTCTCCTACAATTTTAGTCAGCTTAATAGTAAATGCGATGTCTGACATAGCAGGAGCTTTTACAAATGATAGCTCGTTGTTTTGTCCGTTTAAAATAAATTTCATAAAGTAAAGGTAATAAAAAAAGGGAGGGGAAACCCCTCCCTTTCCCCAATGAAGGGTTAAACTTATTAGGCAGTAACCTTAGCCCAGTTAGCGCTATCAAGAGTGTAAGCAAGCACATTCTCTTCACCGACAAGCGTAAGCTGGTAGCGGTTCTTGTCAGTACGAGAAGCACCAGAAGCACCATCAATAGTACCAGCGTATAGTCCGAAGTCGTAGCCTACCATATGGTAAGTTCCGGCAGCAGTCTCAACGAAAGCAACGATTTCAGCTCCTGGGGTAGCAATCTCCTCCAGTGTGGTACGCTTTGCAGCATCCATACGCAAAAACTCAACCTGAATAGTAGGAACTACAGAAGAAGAGCCATCAGCATTTACAGTCTTAACGTCAGTAAAGTTAGAAAAAGCATCTTTGTTGTTGAATCCTAGGGTAAGGATATCAACTCCAGAGGTAACAAGTCCAGTTCCACCGATAGTGACAGCACCACCAGCAGCAACAGTAACAGCGCCATCCTCTTTCAATTGAGCGAGGTCAGCAAGAATAATAGTTTTTAAACCACCGGAAGAAACAGTCCCACAAGCGTAAGAAAGAGTAAGTCCGGAAAAATCAACAGCACATCCCATTTTATTATATTTTTTTAAGTGAGAGGGGGCTTTCGCCCCCCTCGGTTATTTATTAATCGATGAAAGCGAAAACGATTTCCTCACCTTTCAGGTAGGAGAAGCCAAGCTTAAACTGTCCCCAGATTTTGTCGCTAGACAATTCTGCTTCGTACTTCATATCGATAGCGCGAACGTCATTGTAGTTGTCAGTCAACATAACGATGTTCTCAGGAGCAGAGATGAAGAATTTGTTAGCAGCAAGTGAAGGGAAGTGAACAACCTCCATACCGTAGTAGGCAGGAATGTTTCCTTCAACAACGCCTTGAGCAGTCGTAGTGTACAAACCAGCGATAGCGATTTGGTAAGCTTGAATAGCGGCAGTTCCCATAAAGAAAGCTGGCTTCAACTGACGGTCAGCGTCACCGTAAACGGCAGCCAACATATTAGCACTCATAACTTTGTAAGCGCCTTCCATTTTGTCAAGGATGTTTCCAGAAGTCAATGCAACAGCAACATCGTAATCGAGAACAGTTGCGTCAGCAAGCATCTCCGTATTAAGGGTGGTAGCGGCAAGCTCAAGAGCCTTCTGAGCAGACAACTTAGCGAAATAATCGAAAACCCAGTCTTTGAACTGAGAGTCCATAGTCTCTTCGTTGTGTTGGCCTTGCTTAAGAAGCACAGAGCGGTAGGTAGATTCTAGAACGTCTTTGCAGTTCAAGAAAGCCCACTTGTAAGTCTCAACAGTCATCTCTTTCTCATCGATGGATGCAGAAGAGTCTGGGTCGAATACACACAAGTCATTACCAAAGGTCAAGCTAGCATCGAAGATGGGTACTTGTACTTTTGATTTGACACCGTCAATAAGACGGAATCGGTCCAACACTTTGGCGCTCTTTACCATTGAATCGATAAAGAGGTCGGGGGTGCGGTTGCCCCAATCTAAAGTTGCAACTGATATTGCCATTTTATTTTTGAATTTAAGTAATATACAAATTAATAAAGACGCTTGCCAAAGAACTTGTCAATCATCTTGATTTTATCAGAGGTGATTCGTTCGAATTTAATCGTCTTATCAACGACTGGTGCTTCCTCTTCCTCGCCAGCTTGTTCAGCAGACAAAGTCAATTCGGCTTCTTCGACAGAGGCATCCTCTACCTCTTCTAGTTGTACTTCTACAACTGGTTCTACAACTACTTCCTCAACAACCTCTACAGGCTCTTCGGAGAGTTCTACGTTTTGCTCTTCAGCCACCTCTACGGCTGGCTCTACAGCAGGCTCTTCGTTGGCCTCAACTACTTCGTTGAACTGCTCTTGCGACTCAGCCCAAAGCTCCATTAAGGTTGCGATTGTTTCGTTTTGCTTATTGATGCTAGCCTCTAGGTTTGAGAGACGCTCACCAAGCTCAACAGCGAATTTGAAATCCATATTACTTTCGAATTTTTGTTCTACCATATCAAAATTTTTAACCTCAATAGAAAAACCATTAAGGCCGCTAGCTTTAATCTCATCACGAATTGCTTCTGACTTGACATATGCTTTAGCAAATACAGTTCCGACTGGTAAATCGAAACCGTACATTTTACTCTTGTCTTCTTCAGACTCTTTCATCCATATCTCCAACATATAAACCTCATCGGTCTCATACTGGTGCTGAATGTTAAAAGAGTTGTGAAGACCTTTCTCTGCGTAACTACGCATCATCTTTTCAATTGTATCGACAGAGAACTGGACATAATAGCCTCCGGTCTCTGCACTGCGAAAGATTGGTTTGTTGGGCACAATAACGGGCCCAACGACAATACCCTTCTCGCCATCAACAAAGAACATATCTTTTTCTTCTTCAGAGAAGTAGATAAAGTTTTCTTGAATTGCGGGGTTTGTAACCAACGAAATACGGTACATACCACTCTCCTCATTGTCTTTCATAACAATGTCGTAAATGGGTAACTTTTCGTTAATCTTTTTCATACTTCGTTAATATACAATTTTATTTAAGGCCAACCATCTTAATGAACTCATCAAGGGTAATTTCCACCCCCTCGTTGACTAAGTTC